AGGATTCGATATCGCGTGGGTCGAAGAGGCGCAGAGCCTAAGCCAGCGCAGCCTAGACCTGTTGCGGCCGACGATCCGCAAGCCGCGTTCAGAGCTTTGGTTTAGCTGGAACCCGAACCTAGAGACGGACCCGGTTGATACGCTTCTCCGTGGTGAGAAGCCGCCGCCTGATTCGGTTGTCGTGCGGGCGAACTACCGCGACAACCCTTGGTTGCCTGATGTTCTGCGCGCCGAACTGGACTATGACCAGAAGCGCGACCCGGACAAGTTCGCCCATGTGTGGCTGGGTGAATACCAGCGCAACAGCGAAGCCCGGGTATTCAAGAACTGGCGCATCGAAGAGTTCGACATAGCGCCCGAGTGGATTCTGAGACAGGGCGCCGACTGGGGCTTCAGCGTAGACCCGTCTGTTTTGGTGCAGTGCGCCATTGTCGGGCGGACGCTGTACGTTCCGCACGAGGCATACAGGGTGGGCTGCGACATTGACTTTCTGCCCGACCTGTTCCGCACGGTTCCCCAAGCTGAACGCTGGGTGACGGTGGCGGACAGCGCCAGGCCCGAAACGATCAGCTACATGCAGCGTCATGGGTTCCCCAAGATGCTGGCCGCCATCAAAGGCGCCAAGAGCTTGGAAGAAGGCGTTGAGTTCCTGAAGTCGTTCGATGTTGTGGTGCACCCGCGCTGTCAGCACCTGATCGATGAATTGACGCTGTACTCATACGAAACCGACCCGCTTACGGGGCAAATCCTGCCCAAGCTGGCCGACAAGGACAACCACGTTATCGACGCGCTGCGATACGCCTGCGAAGGGGCGCGCAGAGCAGTCAAGAGCACTCCCAAGCTGCTGGCCCCCAAAGGCGAGGCGCTTTCCTACTTGAGCATGTAATGGCCCGAAAACCCCTCAAACGTGATGCAGTAGTCGAGGAAGCGCGCAAGCGTTACGACTACGCCACCGAGGTGTGGTCGCCCATCTACGACCGCGCCCGGGAGGACATGCGGTTTTCGGACCCGACCGACCCGCAGCAGTGGGATGAGAAGGTCAAGCGCGAGCGGCAATCGGCTCCTGGCGGTGCTCGGCCGTGCCTGGTGTTCGACCAAACCCAGCAGTTTGTGCGGCAAGTCATCAACACGGCCCGCCGGAACAAGCCCGCGCTGAACTTCCTGCCGGTTGACGACGACAGCGACCCGAAGCTAGCCGAAGTGCTGAAGGGCCTGGCCCGGCAGACTGAGTACGCCAGCCGCGCAGAGGTGGGCTACATCACGGCGCTGGATCAGGCCACGCGAGGCGGCATCGGTTACTTCCGTTTGGTGATGGAAGAGGAAAAGGGCTCGCCGGTTGACGGGCAAGTCTGCCCCAAGATCAAGCGCGTGGTGGATTTCTCCACCGTGCTGCCCGATCCCGACTTCACGGAGCCTGACGGCTCAGACATGGGCTGGGGCTTCGTCGAAGAGTCGATGCACCGCACGCGCTTTGAGCGTGAGTATCCGAAGGCCAAGGGCTCGGACACTGATGATCGCGGCTGGTTCACGAAGGATCACGTTCGCATCTGCGAGTATTACCGCCTGCGCGAAGTGGACGGCAAGAGGGTTTGCGAGCACTTCAAGATCAGCGGCGAAGAGGTGCTAGAGGAAACCACGTTCCCGGCTGAGTTCGTGCCCATCTTCCCCGTGCTTGGGAATGAAGAGTGGGACGAAGGCAAGCGCCGGCTGAGCGGCTGTGTCCGCTTGGCCCGTGATGCGCAGATCACCTACAACTTCGAGCGCAATAGCGAGTTCGAGGCTGTGGCCGTGGGTCCGAAAGCCCCGTGGCTGGTGCCTGCTGAGGCTGTCGAGGACTACCAAGAGCACTGGGCGCAGGCGAACCGGGGCAATCTGGCTTACCTGCCGTACAAGTCCATTGATGAGCAGGGCAACCCGATTGCGCACCGCCCTGAGCGCATCGCCCCCGCTGGCATTGCTGCTGGCTGGACGCAACTGAGCGAGCGCAGCAAGCAAGACATTCAGGCCGCGCTGGGCATGTATCAGGCGACTGTCGGCAACAACCCCAACAGCCAGTCCGGCCGCGCTGTCATGGCGTTGCAGGACAAAGCGGACGTTGGCAGCTTCCACTACGTGGACAACCTCGCGTTGACGATCAGCCATTGTGGGCGCGTGCTCACTCAGGTTTGGCCCGTGGTCTATGACCAAGAGCAGGTTCTGCGCATCATCGGCGAGGACGACGACCCGCAGTTTGTGCGCGTCGATCCGAGCCAGCCGACCGGCTACATGGAGCGCCGCGACCTTCAGGGCAAGAAGATCGTCACCATCAATCCCGGTGTGGGTCGATACGATGTGCGCGCGACTGTTGGCCCGGCCTTCCAGACGCGCCAGGTTGAAGCCGCCGCGGAACTGGGTGAAATGGTCAACGGCAACCCGCAGTTGATGGCGATCCTTGGCGACGTTTGGGTGAAGATGCGCAACTTCCCCGAGGCGGAGAAGATCGCCCGCCGCTTGAAGGCCATGCTCCCGCCGCAAGTGCAACAGGCCGAGCAAGAGGAAGACGGAGCGCCGCAGGTTCCGCCGCAAGTCATGGCGATCATGCAGCAGGCCCAGCAAGAGATTCAAGTCTTGCAGCAGCAGTTGCAAGAGGCTCAGAGCGGCATGGCCGTGAAACAGCTTGAGGTGCAGGGCAAGTTGCAGCAGACCGCCATTGTTGAGCAGTCCAAACAGCAACTGGCGCTGGCTCAGATTGAGTCGTCCGAGCGCATTGCCGCACTGAATGCCGATGTGAAGCGCGACATGAGCGAGCTTGCTGGGGCCATTCAGTTGATGGCTAAGAAGATGGAAGTGCCGTTGTCCCTGAGCACTGAAGTTGAGGGCGACCTGACGGAGCCGGAAGAGGCAAAGCCCGATCCCATGATGCTGCTGGCCCAAGCAATCGGCCAGATGAATACACCCAAGCGCAAGCGGCTTGCCATCCAGGCCCCGAGCGGCGAGGTCTATCAGGGCATGGTCGAGGATGAAGGCCCCGAGGTGATGCAGTAATGGCTACTGGCACCGGGGCGGCTGAAATCGACTTCGGCGCATGGCCTGGCAGCAACGAGGCCAGCGTAACCGTTCCGGCCGTTGGGGTGACGCCGACGACGCACGTTGAGGCATGGGTCATGGGCGACAGCGCCACGACCGATCACACGGCGGCGGACCACAAGTATTTCCCGGTGTTTGCTGGCCTGACGACTGAGGCCGGAACCGATCAATTCATTGTCTACGGGCGCAGCACGCAGAAGATGCAAGGCGCTTGGGCATTCCACTACGTTTGGGCTAACTGATGGCACTCGATACCAACATCGTCGGCGGAACCTCCGGCGTGAAGCAAGACGTTGACGCGGCCGGTCGTGCTGAGGTTGTGCTTCAGCGCGGCAGCACAAGCGGAACTGTCGGCGCGCTTAACGCCGAAGTGGTGCTGTCGCTGGGTGGAGAGTCCAATGCGCTGGTCCATGTTCAAAGTACGTCATTCATCGGCACGCTGGAATTTACCGGGGTGTCTGATGTGGCTGAAACAGGCTTTTTCCCCGTGGTTGCCTACCCCTACGCGGTGGGCAGCGCTGGCGGCACGATCCCGCTTTCTGCGCAGCCTCTGCTGATCGATGCGCTTGTCGCGGCCAACACCGCACGCGTCTATTCTGTGCCTGTCGGCCAGTTGCGCAGGCTTCGTGTGCGGGCTTCGGCCTACACCTCCGGTTCGTGCGTCATCACGATTACAGCGGACGCAAACGATGCGCTAAACACGGCCATTCTGTTGCGCCCGGCAACTCTGTTTGTAACCAATACAGGCGCAGCCAGCGCAGCCGTAACCGCCACGCTCCCGGCCGTTGCTGGCCTACGGCATGTGGTCGACTTCATTCAGGTCACGCGCAGCGCTACGGCGGCGCTTACGGCGGCGGCAGCGCCTGTCCTTGTGACCACAACCAACCTTCCGGGCTCGCCCGCGCTGATGTTTGGCTCTGACGCTGCGGGCATTGGCTTGGACAAGGAT